GTTTATCTATTGCATCTACTTCTATTTTTGACATTATACTATTACTAAAGTCCCTGTTACTGTTATAGTTGCAGGAATCGTAATAGGTCCTGCAAGAACTGCACTATCTATTGTTTGAGTTCCGTCGATCGTTGACGCTTGATTTTTAATAAATTCATCTGGAGATGTTTGACCCCCAATGTATTGAACACCGTTTATTATTGCCGTCATATTTCCTCCTTACGTACTAATACTATCTATAAATGAAGTGACAATATCTAAACTAGAAGCAGTATTACTTTTAGCTTTTAATAAGTCATTATTTTCTAAAACAATTTTTGCTCCACCTTGAATTAATTCAATTGCAGAATTTGGTGGGACAACCACACCCTTTGCAATAAAATGATCATTACCACTGTTATCTATAAATACATCTACTTCAATAGTGGAGGTAGTAACATTACAACATCTAATTCCAATGACTGCATCGTAGTCGCCGCCAGTTACTAAAGTAACTTCTGATGTTCCAACGTTTCTTTGTAAATTGTTTCTAAAATCTTGTGCCATATTTTATTCCTTTATAATGCAACAGCCATTGCAAGTGCAAAACCTGCTGAAGCTGCTCCTACTGGTGTGCCTGTTGAATCTAGGTAAACCGTTTTTGCTGCAGGCATTGTTACAAATACATCTAATGTTCCGCCTGTAAAACTTATTTTAGATGTATTACCTGAAGAGTTATTAATAACTGTTGTTCTCTCCAAAGTTGTTGAACCTGATAAAGTTCCTAAACCTATTTCAAACGTATTAGTGCCTTGTTCAAAAATACAATAGTAAGTCGTGTTACCTGTTCCGATACCACTATTAAAAGTTACATTACCTTGTCCAGATGCAACACCCGCAAGTGTAATATTACCTGTACCAGATGTTGTACTGTTTTCTTTTACTCTGTCATTTATAACCAAAGCCATTTATTCTCCTATTACGATGTTATACTAATAAGCGAATCTGTTCCAGCTGGTGTACCTGAACTTGTGCTTGGGAACGTAATTGTAAACGTTCCGTTTGAACAAGATTTTGTTCCACCAAAATCTAAAACAACAACTAATTTATCACTCGCTGAATTATTATATATAGCTCCAAAAGCTGCACCAAAAGTTGCGGATGTCCATTGAGTTTGTGCAAAAGTCAAAGTTGCAACATTTGTTTGGTTAGCAACAACAGGACTTCCTAATGTATTTCCACCAGTTGTATATCCTGTACCACTAACTTGGTTAGCTGAACCCGAAGTATATTGAGTGCTAGATGTAGTATAAGGATTAGCAGTATACAAAGCTAACTTTATAGTATTATTTACAAAGTCATGTGTTCCTTTTAATAACTCTTGTGCGAATGAAAAAGGTACTACGTTTGCCATTTTTTATTTTCTCCTATTTATAACTTGATGGTGGTTTAACGTTGAGTTGAGCACGAACTTCACCATCTTGATATTCGTCTCTGCGTCTGTTCCCAATTTGCTCGAGAGCATACGTTTCTAGAGCTTGACTATATTCGCCCTGATAGTATTGTAACATATCCTGCGGTCCTTTCAAGTACCCATATGCATTTACTAAACATGCGTATAAAAGCAAGTCTGAATATTTATTTGACAAATAAGTGCCACCTGTTTCTGTTGTAATTGTTGGTGGTTCTTTGTCATAAGCTAATGTAATTTCATATGTTCTATCAGGTGTTGGGGCTACTACCCAAAATTCTTCATCCCAATTAGCATAATATTTAGGTATATCTACAGCTGAAGTTCCAGGTGTAGAATAGTATTCTGCTATAAAACTTGTATCTCTTTGCTCTAAATAGAATTGCTCACCATCAGAATTTGTAAGCTGGACGTATCTAATAAATCTTAAATCAGCAGGTATGGTCACATATCTATTATTAATAATTAAATTAGATGTTGCATAAAATACGCTTTGATCTGTATCAATTGCTCTGTGTATTTTTAGTTCTGCATTTTTAATTAATCTTTCTAACACAGTGTCCGATAAAACATTACTACTTACCTCTGTATAGTTTCTAATATCAGTTCTTAAATTATCTAAAGTATATGCCATTATGCGTTTACTACTCCTAATGTTACTGGTCCTGCAGAACAATTATCTCCACCACCTGATACACCACCTGATGTAGCATTACTAGTGCTAGTTATATGAAAATAATTTATAGGATCTGTTAAAGAATCTGTTGTTGTAGCTCCTGTAATATTACCTGAAGAATCTATTTGGCCTAATGCAATTGTAAATCCTGATGCATTATTTAAATCACTTACGTTGTCAAATGTTGGGATAGTTGCAAAAGCTTGTAAGTTTTTTAAATCTGCTTCATCTGCACCACCTGGGCCCGCAGAAGTTACAAGAGGGGGTCCTCTAAACCTTACTGTAGAACCTGCAGCTCTTTGATGATCTTCTGAAAAAACATTTACATAAGTTGTGCCACTATAAATAACAGATGTAAAAGGATTATTACTTAAAAGTATTAAACTTGTTTTAGATGCTGGTTGTGGTCTTGGATTATATAAAGCTTGTGGATCAGAACCAACTGGTTTTGGTTCTAATTGTGGTTGCTTTGGTTCATACTCAGATGTGTGAACTAAAGACCCATTCCATTCTCTTACCATTTCATCATAAGGAAATCTCAACCCTGATCTATCTGAAATAGCGTATGCATATTTACCTGACGCGTACTTACCCATTATACTCCATCTCCATAAAATGTTTGTGGTGAAATGAAAGTAGATGTACCTTGATTGTCTGCATCAAGTGCTCTTAATAATTCACTTTCATATCTTCGTTCTAATTCTTGACTTCTATCTGGTGAATATTTTTGACTTAAATAATATGCAAGACCAGACATCATGCAAGGATAGAATCTATTTACTACATCAGACGTATAATTATAAGAACCAGCGTCTTGAATTTTTGCTAAATAATAAAAACAAAATTGAAAATTGTTTGGTGAACTTGTACTAGATACACTTGAACTTGGTGTTGTGTATAAAAATACACTTGGATTTAATTTTCTTTCTACATAATATTGTGATGGTGTACCTTTAGCTAATTTGTTTGGTGTTTGAGAATATGCAGATCTATCTATTTTAGTTAATGCAATATCTGCTGGTGCAGTTGCATCAGAATTGTTTCTGTAATAGGCCTCTAAAACTGTATCTATATCTTGGGGAAAATTTGTAGAATCAGATGCAAAATTATATTCTGCTTGTCCTTCTACTAACGGCACTTTTGCAAGTTTAACTTTCCATAAATGAACACCTCTATTTCCCCACTCTTGAAACATTATATTAAGTGATCTTCTTGCTGATCTTAATTGATATCCTGTTCTGGCTCCATGAACTCCAGTTCTCTCAAAAGCCTCTTCAATGATATCATCTATTTGTGGATTAAATTCTGCTTCATTTGATGTTGGTGAAATAGTTTGTGCACTATTACCCATACCCGAGTGATTTGTACAATAATAAAATAAAACTGGTGCACCTGTTTTTTTAACAGGAGCCACAACAATTGTAGTGTTGGCTCCAGAACTTCCCGGTGTTCCTGTTGTAGTTACACCTGTCGTATAAGATGCAGTAGGTGAATTATTAGGATTTGTAGAAAATGCAAAATAGTGAACACCACCAGTTCCATTAGAAGAATCAGATTGATCAAAAATATAGGTGTTGCCTTCTTGTAAATAGAGAACAGGACTTACCTCACCGTTAATATAAAATTTATTACCGGTTCCGTATTGGTTAGTGCCACTTGCTACAGTGACTGTATAAGTAATTGTAGCCACTTAAATCTCCTAGCCGAAGTAAAATGTTACATCAGCAATAGTTGACAAACTTACTGTCAATTTAGTATTAGCCTTAATTCCTGTTCCTGGAAAAGTAGCATTATATACAAAAGGTGATGAAGAACCATCTGGAGTTCCAAAAACTGCTAAAGCAGAATTATTATCTTCTAAAGTAATTGTTCCTGCTCCTGCAGTACAATTTGCAGAAAATCCTAAAAATCTCCCAGGGCCAGCAAAAACTTCTTGGTTCGCTGTAGTGCTTTGTATTCTTTTGGCTTTTATATCTACTGGATATGTGCTCATTAATTTTCTCCTTAAATTATGTGTGGGCCGAAGCCCACACTAAATTATTATGCTAAGTTATTGTTTTGCTGATACGTAATCGTAATTCTAACTTCACCTGCATTTGTCGCTGCAGAATTAGTAAAATTAATTCTTTGATCAGATGTTCCAATATCTTCCCAAGCTAGTGCTCCACCAGCCGTTGTTGTTGGATATTGTCTACCCGCCGTTGTTCCGATTGTATGAGCGTTTACAAGAGCAGTAGCTGCGCCACCAACAAAACCAACACTAATATTAGTGGAAGTATTTGCTGCTGTAATAATATCAAAAATACAATCAATGATTTGTGAATTTGCTGGAATTATTACATTAGATGCTTGAGCTGCGATTGCTCCGCTTGAAAGATCAATTGCAAAAGTTTGTGCCATTACAACTTGACCTGTGTTTTTCATATCAGTTCCAACTGTAGTGCCTGTAGTATTTTTAATAGTACCAGCTAATATTGGTCCTGAAAACGTAGTTTGTGCCATAATTATATCCTCCTAGTTTATGATCATAGTCTCTAGGCCGTCGACTATATC